AAGAAACAAGCAGCTGAGTCAGGGAAATACCAGGGAGGGAAATACTGGGAAATGCAAGCCATGGACTACCAAGATCGTATCATGCGAAGCGATGATATGTACAAAGGAAACAACATATCTGGAATACGTCTCACAAACAGAGAAGGAGAGAAGTTGAGGGACTTCACTGACCCAAAGTTTGTTGAGAGATTCTATGATAAGTTCCATCGAGCAGCCGATAAAGCAAAACGCAGAGGCGGAATAGTAGATAGACGAAAGAAGCGCAGAAAGCGCAAGTGATATATAGTAATAGCGAGTATAGAAAATAATTTTACAGATTTACAAACCAAACCCTTAATATTTTTGCAACATGTCAGACCCAAACAACAAGTTAGATTTTAGTGCCATCTCCTTCGACAGTGTCATTGGAGACGGTGCAGAAGGGCTGGAAACAGCCGAGGCGCCTCAAGACGTTGAGGAAGTCAGTGATGAGATCATTGACGAGGACCCTAGAGAATACGGAGACGAAGACTTCGAAGACGGTGTAGACGAGTACGAAGATGACGACGAAGACTACAGCGTTGAAGATGACTACGACGACGACGATGAAGATGATGAGGATGATGAATACGCTGACGATGAGTACGACGATGACGAACTCACGGAAGAAGAGTATGACGACCTCCCCATCTCAGAGAAGATCTCCGATATTCTTGGAGTTGAAATGGAATACGAATATGCCGACACAGTCGAGGGACTAACTAACTACGTTAGAGATGTCTCAGAAGATCTTGCAGAAGGACAGCTGCAGGAACTGTTCGAGCAATACCCCGAAGTAGGTGCTCACCTAGAGTATGTGCTTGCCGGTGGTGACCCACAGGAGTTCTACGCAGCGAATAACCCAGGCTCAGATTACAGCCGTATTCAGCTTAGCGAAGACGATGTTACACTCCAACGAGCTATGCTTGGGGAGTATTACAAGGCTATGGGCCACGAAGATGAAATGATTATCGAGATGCTCGATGACTTTCAACAGACAGGCAAGTTGCACAACAAAGCACTCGTGGCACAGCAACAGCTGGTCAACATGCAGGAAGCTCAGAGACAGCAGATGTACGAAGAACAGCTTGCAGAAGCTAGAGAGATAGAACAGGAGCAAGAAGACTTCTGGGGTGGTGTAGCAGAGTACATGTCAGAAGACAACGAGTTCGGGGGTATTGTTATCCCAGACTCGGACAAGCAAGACTTCTTTGACTACATCTCTGCACCTATCGACGAAGAAGGCAATACACAAAGAGATTTAGACTACGCTGATGCTGACATTGACATCAAGCTTGCGATAGACTACCTCATGTACAGCGGGTTTAACCTTGCAGACATCATCGACACAAAAGCACGTACGCAGAGTGTCAGAGGTCTGAGAGACCGCATCCAAGCAAATGAGGAGAGAGTCAAGAGCGCTCGTAAGGCTCAGCGTAGGCAACAGACATTTGATCCAGATCAGCTGGACATAAACGCGCTTTTTTAAGCAAAACTTTAAAATAAACAATCATGGCTTTGATGCAAGTACTTAAGTCGTATTACAACGACCAGCAGATGACCGACACTAACTCGTTGGTTAATGCATTGATGGAGAAGCCCGAAGAGCTCTCTCCTATTATTACGCACTTGGCCGGACGTGAAGAAAAGAAATTCCCACTTTCTTTCCTCTCTGAGGGGGTTGGCAATACGCGCTCTATCGATCGATTCGAGTACGAGTACCGTGTCAAAACTCATGAGGTAAACGTTCGACCAGTAGTTTCTAACCCCGACTCGGGAACAGGTGCCGGTGGCGCTATGTTTAAAATTGTCTTCCCAGACAAGTGGTTCATCTTCCCATATACTCTTGTTTCTAACAAAGGTAGCTTGGCAAGAATTATGCAAGAACCTAGAGTTGTTGGGGGCGGTTACGAATACACCCTGCAGTTGGTTTCTCCTGATAACAGCTCAGGTTTGGTAGCAAGTGAGGTTGCAGCAGGTGCACTCTGGGGACAGTTGTACGCTAACGTCGGTATTGACTTCTCACGCGGAAACGCTTCTAACTGGACAGCTCCCGGGTTGGTCCGTTCTAAGATCGGTACCGTGCGTAAGTCTTACCACTTCTCTGGTAATGCTAAGGACTACGTTGCTGAGTTTACCCTCCCATTGAAGGAAGGCTCATCTACAAAGTTGTGGATGGACTACGAGGAGTACCGTCACATGCTCAAGTTTAAGGAAGAGTGTGAGATGTACTACTGGTATGGTGCTAAGACGCACGATGCTAACGGTAAGTCTACCATGCTCGACGAGAACGGACAGCCTGTGGTCTCTGGACCTGGTTTGTTCGAGCAGATCATCAACAAGGACACTTACTCTACTCTCACGCAGAAGAAGATTGAGGATACTATTGGTGACTTGTTCTACGGAATGACCGACGCTACCGACAAGCAGGTGACATTGTTCACAGGTATTGGTGGTGCACGTGAGTTCGACAAGGCTCTCCGCGCTTACTACGCTAACGGTGTTAGTTCTACTGGTGTCACTGGCAGTGGTACAAACTCTTACCTCAGAACTACTGAGTCTAAGTTCATCACTGGTAGCGGTCGTAGCTTGGGTATCACTGGTTACTTCACTTCGTATGATCACATCGATGGTCACACGGTGAACGTGGTCAAGGTCCCATTGTTCGATCACGGTCCTGTTGCTCAGGCTTCTAATAAGCACCCTGAGACTGGATTGCCACTCGAATCTTACAGAATGACATTCGTTGACCAATCTTCTTACGATGGAGAAAACAACCTCCAGATGATTCAGAAGAAGGGTCGTGAAATGCTTCGCTGGTGTGTTGCTGGTTCTGTTGTGCCTAAGGGCTTCACAGAAACTGACACGCGAGCTTCAGATATAGACGGTGCTTCTGTGCACATGTTGAAGACAGCTGGTATCCTGCTCCGCAGATTCGATACTTCGCTCGACTTGACTTGCACTGCATCGTAATTTGGTGTTTGGTTTGCAAAGGGGGGAGCTGAAATGTCGGCTCTCCCCGATTTGCAAGCAAACCAGTTTATTCTTAACTAAATAAAGAACATGAAAAAAGTTATAATCAGACGCAGAGAAGTCCTCGGCCACCTCCCAAAGGAGATTAGAGCTGCGGCAAAGATCAAGATAGGTTCAATCTATGTTGGTCGACAACCATTGAAAGGAGTAGAAGGGGAAGAAGCCCACAAGCTTTTGTCCGGTATACTCGACGTACCACCAGGACATGCAGACTGGCCTAGACAAGAAAAAGAGTTCTGGGCAAGCATGACCCTATCAATTCCCTTCGAGGGAAAAGAACTAGACATCACGACAGACGAAGAAGGTACTCCACACAACTTGATGGATTACGTTACGTTTAGGTGGTGTCAAAAACACAGACAGGTAGCTGACTCAAAGGAAGGCATGGATAAGGACAGACAAAAAAAGTTCTACATCTATGATCCCCAAAGAGACCTGTTGAAGAAGAACGCCAAGGTTAAGGTTCAGAAGGAAGCAGACAAAGAGTTTATCAAAGCATCTAGTGATGTGTCTAAAATGAGACGACTGTACAGACTGCTTGCTAAGGGATCTACCCCTGATAAGATGACTGACCTTGAGGTAGAGAATAATCTTTACGATCTTAAGTCTAAAGAACCAGCTAAGTTCTTGAAGCTTGTACTCGACAAGGATCTTGACCTCAAAGCAGAGATAGAAGAAATGGTCAGCAAAGATGTACTCCGTAGGATTGGAAATCAGTATATTTATGGAGACGAGACTATTGGAGAAAACGTAACCGACACCATTATCTACTTCAAAAACAAAAAGAACTCTGGCGCAGTTAACGCGATCAGAGCTCAACTGAAATCACTAGCGTGACAATACAAGAGATGCATATAGCTGTCAACCTGGGGGTGCAAAAACTTGCATCTTTCCAGGTTGACAATCTCTTACCACAAGAGATTGACCATGAGATCAACATGGCCATACGTCGGTTTATCAACCAGCGGTATACTCCCTCGTCCAATAGAAAGCAAAGAGGCTTCGAACAGTCGCAGAAACGCATAGATGACCTGCGTAATCTGCTTGAGGACTACCACATTGGTATACGAGTGAACGACAGCTTAGAGAAAGCAGTTGGATCAGGTAGTTTTTTTGGTACAGTATATACATCACCAGTGGCAGGTAACATTCAACTAGAGAGATTCAAGCTCCCTCTGGACTATATGTACCTGATAAACATCAAAACTACGCTATTTGACGGGTGTCACAAGCCTGTTGAGTTTGATGTAAACACGAAAGAAGAGAGATTCCTAAGAATAAGAGTGGGAACAAGCCAACCTGGCTTGGTATTGCGCAAAATAGAGATAGCAACAAGGACTGGAGAGCTAGAAACCATCTTTTCTACCCTAGGTAACAGGAATAACTACGAAGATCTGCTCAATCCACTTCTGTATGCTGAAGGATACAAGCCCAGCCTCTCCTTTCAAGACGGATTGGCCGACATGTTCTCAGAACTAGACGTTGCAGACTCACCTATCGCTGATTCTAACGAGTTTTTCTTGAGATATCCAACGAGTCGTCCTAATGCAAACGGGGACATCACCACTTTTGTCAATTTTGTTACGGACAATCCTGACTTGGCTGGAGCTTACGCCGTAGTAACGTACGATCACCCGTTTAAAGAGCTTGTAGGTAGTGAAACTGCCGTGGAGTACCCCATATTCGAAGCTCCCTACACCTCAGCAAAGAGATTTCGCACTGTAGATGCATCAAGCAACGCATTTGCACAGTTTAAGCGCACACTTTGCAAGTCAGTACAACACGACGACATCTTTGCACTGTTAGATGACCCATTTAACACTGCAAAAGCTTCCAATGTGATGTACACAATGCAAGAAAATTTCGTAGATTTATATTCTAACAACAAAACGGTACCCTTGGGGGTAACGATAAAGTATTTACGTAAGCCTATCAGCGTAAACATAGGTGCTGGTATAGGCTGCGAGCTGGCAGAACACACTCATCATGAGATTGTGGAAATGACAGTGAAAAGCATCTTGGAGTCCTTCGAGTCTCCTCGATACCAAACGCAATCTG